AAAGTGTGGTCGTAGTTTTGTCTGGATTGATCTGAAGGTAAGAATCAACTCGTTCTGGTTGGAATGACTCCCAAAGGTGGTTAAATGATCCATCGTTGGTCGCTGCATAGTCTACACTAAAGTGGAAGCACCGAGATTGCCCGTCAATGACCCCTGTAGTCCATTCTACTGGACGTGTTCCTGTCCAAACTCCAGCCCATGCTGGAAACCTATTTTCTCCACTACCCCATTCTGATGCCGTTGCATAATCTAGCACCATGGTGTCTGAATTTAATGTTTGAAGATATGGAATAGAGTAAAGCAAATAGTTTTCAAATCCCGTGGCACAAATCCTCGTTGGATCCGCTGCCATGAGTCTCTTTGCTCTTGCCATTTCAACGTCTTTGAACAAGACCTGAGAGGACAAGTAGGAGGTTGCCGCAATATCACCTGTCATCAGACCCCCCTGCGCGTACCACCACATCTGACCTGCTTGGAAGGCAATTGATTTTCCAGCAATGCAACCAACAGTTGGGTAAAGGGTGGATTGGAAGTTTTCAGTTGTGACCCATTGCTCACGATCAAGGACTCCCGATTTCAATTGGAATGTAGAACGATCAGTAAATACAATCAATCTTGTCGAAGTGTCCTGACCCACATAACTTGTCATTCCAGTGATGGGACGAGAAAAACTAAAATCTCCACGGGATGTTCCTGTTGTGCGTTCTTTGAAAGAGGTTGGATCACCTAGATCGGATGCAAGCACGATATTCTTATCAGCGATCCACATTCTGTTTCCGCTATATGCCATCCAGTATCCTACGGGAATTGTGGAGAGTTGCGTTCCACCCTTGTCTGCACCATCCCAAAATGATGGATATGAAATCCCATCTTGAATCATCACAATACGATGTGCAGGAGTAGCAAACTCGTCCGTTCCAGTCGATAAGTTTGCGGAGCGTGTAGCAAGCGCAAATACAAATTGATCAACGTCTGGTGACATCGAGATATTTTTCAGACGATAATCCTCCCAGTTGCTTGGTTGAACCAACGGGAATGGCGAGTAGTAGACGTTTCCGTTCACAGCAAACACCATGTAGGACAACTCGCTTGCAACAACACCATTTCCATCAACGTCGAAGATTTTAGCTGGGGTAGTTGATACTACCCCATCACGCTCGATTGTGAGTGCCGATTCCTTTTGTTTATTAGAAGAAAAGAGAACACCACCTTGGAAGTTTCCAGCGGGAAGGGAAAGTTGCATTTTATGCCCCGGCCTCGTTTGAACGATGCCACCACGGACATTAACATTTACTCCCCACTTGCATTGGTTCTCAGGCAATGACCACGGGTTGCGAACGGAATTAACGCCCAGTAGAATGGACTACAGGGGTCATTGACGGGCAATCTCGGCGCTTTCAGAATATTGTTGCGAGTAGAATTACTTCCACAGATGGCGCATGGCAAGCAATTATTTTGACCTGTCGTAAACGGGATTGAGGAGTACAACGGAACAACTGGATCATCACCAAATGGGGATATGTACTTGTTTGGAAAGCTAGTGACCTCTTTGGTTGCTGTAATGATTGATGGCATATTAGCAGGGATTCTGTGCTTTAAATTGCTGTGCAGCGGCAGTTGCAGATTGAAGTGCAAGCACTCCAGCTTCCTCCTGCGCGTGTTCAAAACTAATATATGACAAGAACGTAGCAGATGCCGTGGCAGAAATTGATTTCGATGGGTTTGCATCACAAATCAATGTTGCCGTCTTGAATACTTTTGCGCTATATGAGTTATCATTTGCCGATTGTTGCTCGTATGGGTTAGGCAACAAATCAATCGACAATGTTTCACCAGTTTGTGCCACAACGCAAGATTGAGTCTCATCTCCCTGTGGAACACCTGTGGATTTCTCCTGCCAAGGATCCATGAAGAGTCTAACAATCTCTACTCCGAATTCACCGCACCACTCAATTAGTAGCGAGAATGCCTTATCGACATCATCTGTTAAATATGACTCGCACGTTGAAACAAGTGAATTGCGTTGCGCCGATTCAGTGGTCAACCTTCGATATTGCGAATTAAGAAAACCTAGATTCTGAACCTCTGACTCGTATGGGGTATTCTTCCATTGGTAGTCATCCGTGACCGCAAGAATGCGCTTTTGAAGGATTGGATTATATGACCCCTTACTGCCCCTATAAGACACTTTTAGGTCAACTGTGCCACCAATCTGCGTTGATTCGATTTCGGCATACACAAACTTCTTGAGATCCATTTCGTCACCAAGCAATGGAGTTTCAAACTGCGAATAAATGCGATTGTAAAGTGTGGTCGTAGTTTTGTCTGGATTGATCTGAAGGTAAGAATCAACTCGTTCTGGTTGGAATGACTCCCAAAGGTGGTTAAATGATCCATCGTTGGTCGCTGCATAGTCTACACTAAA